AGAAAGCAAAAATGAATAAAACAATAATCCACCAGCTACCATCTCCACCAAACATGCCGTCATTATTTCTGCCATTTCCAGTAGCAGCTGCAATGTCTGATAAGCTATAATTTCCATCCATAATATAATCTCCTTTATTGTGTATTTACATCAATCTGGCCAGATTGTAATGTACTATTTCATTCCTTTTAGTATGTGCTGAAACTGTCCTGCCATCTGCTGAACCTGATTAAGCTGTTGCTGAGAAATCTTTCCAGACTGTAACATCTTCTGAACTTCTTCCTTCGGGTCTCCCTTAAAATTCTGCTTAAACTGCATAAACTGCTGTATCATCTGCATTGGTCCGTTTCCCTGCGGTATTCCACCGCCGAGGACATTGAATAATGGATTACTCATCTGCGTTTCCTCCCTTGACTGCTGATTCCTGTGTGGTATTAGCCCTAACAGGTTCAGAAAAAGAATTTAAACGACTTGCTATAGCTTCGCATTTGGCTTTTAAATCGTCGTATTCCTGTCTGGTGACGTATTTATTGTCCATGTTTTGGACAGGCTGTTTAGGCGGCATCTGAGCGCCTACTTCATGATACTCAAACGTCCGTAATGGCTGTGGCATACCGGAAACATCTGTGGATTTTATGTAAAATTTCTCTGATTCTGAATCCATCAGCAAAACACTTGTCCCGGGCGCTACCAGATAGGATTTTGCTCCAACTTCGCCAGATACCCACAGGATACCATTGCTATTCTGCTGAGGTTGTTGTACTGGCTGGGCCGGCATCTGGACAGGCTGCTGGAACTGGTTCATCTGTCCTGGAACGCCGAAACTATATTGATAAGGATTGTTATATAATGCCATCTTATACACCGCCTTTCTGATTATATTTTTGCACAAAAAAAGAACCGGAAACAGGTCGTTTCTGGCTCTAATTAGTGTCTAAAAAGTATCAACACACTTTGATTATTTTATTATTTACTCGGCGGCTTAATCGTTTCGCTGTAGATATACTCACATTCATTTGTTCAGCGCAGTATTCAAGAGTGTATTCCTTACATCTCAACCGGAACAGTCTTTCTTCGTCCGGCGTGAAATTACACTCTATCAAGAACCTGTCTATATCTTTCTTTGTGAACACATATAATTTCATGAGCATACCTCTTATTAATGCAATTAACGCTGATTCTGTGCAAGATAATTTGTAAGCTTCTGTTTTGTTTTTTTCAATTCCTCTGCATTGTCGCCGTTGATCTGACTGTCCAACATGGTTGATAATACTTCCAGAATTAATGAATCACGCTCTGCGATTCTCCGAAGGCTTTCATAATCTCGCCTATCATGTTCTTCCAGTGTCTCTACTCGCTTATTGAGCCGAAACGCCGGGGCAATCCACTTAAAAATTACGGCTGCCGCTCCCCCGACAATAGACACTCCTCCGCAGATAGAGAGGAAAATCTGTACAAATTCTGATATGCTCATTTATTCTCCTTTTCCAAGTAATATACCGGGATCTCATTACCACTATCCCATGTATCATAATATTTGCCGTTCTGTACTGCTACCACATGTCCATCTATGCAGAGGATGTATGTACCAGTCGGATGATCTGTGCAGAAGTCATTTACTGTATAAATATACCTCTCTGACTGCTCCACAAGCTTTCTGTGGAATCCATGCTTCGCTAAATATGATCCCCATACATAATTGGCGCTTGGCATATCTGACAGAGCACACGCCTGTACCATTAATCCGGCGAATACCGTTTCCCAATCAAAGCCGGTTGCTTTGCATATTGCCCGGACAACGCAATCTCCGACTCGATTCCCGGCAGGGTTCGGATTGTAATATTCCCATCTGTTCATCAGTCAATCCCCTTTGCTGTTTTATACCGTTTCGCCGCTCCTCTGGCTTTTGCGGCGTTCTGACGGTTCCACTTCGCTATCATGAGCCGATCTTGCAGCTCCCTCAGGTCGTTCTGCTTACAGTAATCCTTATACGCAGCATTTTGTTTCTGTAAAAGATAAGACTTCCGGTCAAGGTCTTGTTGCAATGCGAATTTCGCCTTTTCGTTCGGTGCATTGTCAACTCCTGCTTGCAGTCCGAGAACTTCACGCTTCGTCTTGCGGATTCTTCGCTCGTAAGTACGTTGCCGTTGTTCTTTTTCATACTGTTTGCCTTTGTCGGCTTTATCCTTTGTCGATAATTCTGCGTAGGGATTAAATTCCCCGTCACTGGCTCCAAAACTATGCCGACAGTTGACTCCTGATAGTCCACTTGCTGTCCCATATCCGGTCAATGAGAATGGCGGAAATTTCTTACTCTTGCCAGAACGAGAGTATATCTTACCTTGCCACCATGAGTGATTTCCCGGATTCTCACCGCCATCACCTGTTCTGGCTCCCATGTGCGCACTGACCAGAACTAAATCCCAGTCCATTTCTTCCATACGTTTTAGGGATATATCCCCCGTAGCCTGTGCCACACCAGTTCTGACAGAACGTGCAACTGCTGTTTCGATCGTGTCTTTTCTGCCGGATGGATATGTGACGGTGACACCATCTGATATAATGTTATTAACTGCCTCTTTAATGGCTTGCATATACCCAACTGACCCAGTCATCACATGATTATATGCAAGGTCGCACTGCTCGATATAGAGTCTTTGAGCAGCGCTTGCGGCGGTTCTTGTGAAGTTCTTCCACTCGCCCATGGTTGCAAGCATATTCCGCTCCATGAGCCTTATCATGGCCGGCGACTGTTCGAGCGGCACAGGACTTAATCCTGCCGCCTTGTATATCTTATCATCGTAGTTCATCGCAGTGATTCCGGCATCTTCAAACGCTTCAAGAAGTTCCTGCTGTTCACGTTTGGTGTATTTGGATAGTTCCGCTAGAATGTCCTCTAGCAATTCACCGGATTCCTGTAACGTTCTGATTCTCCACGCATCGGCATTGGTCAGGATATAGTCCTCACCTCTGCCGATTCTTGCCATCATCCTTGACACGATCTCAGAGATGATATACTGGTGCAATTCTTCTGCAATTTGTTCACTGCCCTCTGTTATCTGTCGTAAATATTCTGGGCTTAGCATAACTACTCATCTCCAAATAATGTTGGTTCGTCTGGCTGAGCTTCTTTGACCATTGCCACCGCCTCGTCTTTCGTCATTCCCTCAAATTTCACGAAATACAGCCATGCCGGAACTTTGCCAGTGGTCACATACTGCCACCATCGTGCACGGTCGTTTTCACGCACATACAGGATATCACCGAAATCATAATTGACTTCATAAGCTCCAACAGGCGCAATTCCGTACAAGTCAGCGTAAACGTTCAGTGCGTAGATTACTTCATCCAGGCAGGATTCCAGTTTGTCTCGAACGTCTTTGATAAACTGCACTGTCCTCTGCTGTTCCGCTTCCACTCCCGTAGCCGTCTGAATGCCACTAGATTCATTAAAAACAAAGTAGCCATTGGAGAATCCAATCTTGTATCCCAACTGGCTTAAAAGGGCGTTTATGCCACTTATACGGGTATCAGTGTTGAGTTGCGGATTGATTTCTTGGTAAAACTCTTTCTCGTCCTGCCCGAACACATTCTTGACAAAGTGCGGTAAGTTCATTTCATTCCGTCTGTTCTCCATGCCCTGTGGTGACATGGCTGATACAGGTGTACCGCTTGGCATCAGTAGTCTATCATCTGCCAGAACAATCTTCTGAGAATCAAAAATCTCTCCGGCATTACGGCTGTATGCAATGTCGAGGTCTTTCAGTTCTTCGATAGCCTCAGCAAAAATTGGAAGTCCAAGTGGTGCACTAATATCTACATTGTTCGCCTGTGGTGTACGCAGTACTCCATATAGCGGCCCGTCCAGCTTCTCGCCATTCGCTTTTAGAATCGGTGGCGTATCTGCCATGAGGTCAGCCCATTTGGTCTGTTTAAGGTCGATTCTGTCGCCGATTGACTGAGGGGATTTTGATACATAAGCCCTGTTGGAAACGTAGTACGGATAGGTTGTCACGCCATCCACGGTGGTTTTAACAAATCTATGATATTCAAGCCTTGTGTAGTATTTCCGTCCAACAGTATAAGAATCCTTGAATATAATCCCCTTTATTTCCTGATTGTCGTAATCTACGATCATCACGTCTGCCGGAGTGAATACGTCAAGGCTCTCACCGTTTGGTTTAATAAAAACTGTTCCATAAGCGCAGCTATATTCCACCCAGTGCCGAATTTGGAAATATACCTTATCGATTTGCTCCTGAAGCCATGTTGCCCTTGCAGAACTGTCTATCTGAATACCGATCGCCAGCGTTGCGAGCCGTGCTGTCTCTGAGCAGACAGATTTCGCGAAATTAATTGTCTTGATATTATTCTTATCATCTAGCCACTCTGGTACGCCCCTGTATATGTTCGCACACCGGTTAATCAGCGATTCCATTTCTGGAAATTCCGCTGCCTGGATATTAAAATCCTCTTCGGCTTGTTTTTTAAAAATCATGTTAAACCACCTTTTTAGTGTTGTTATAAGTCCCATTTAATCACCTGAATTAGCTGATTTCAGCACACTTCTGATAAACTCTATGTCTTTATTGAAATTTTTTATATCTTCGTTCTGTATCTTTACTGGTTTGTCATTCCACAATTCTCTTCCAGCTCTTTGCCCTTGGAAGAACTGGAATTTGTCCAGAATTTCCAAACATTTAGATATATTTTCTTTACTATTCATTATGCACTGTTCCCCCTCCTCATCGACAATGGACTTGTCGCATACCTGAGAGAATCTATCCAGTGATCGTTGCCATCTGGATAATCTGCGATAACTTCTCCATTGCTATCTACTTCATGTTCATAATTGATAATTTCCTTGTATGCTCTAGGCGTTCGCGCTGGATCAATGACTAATGTTCGGCACTGTAACCACTCAAAAGTATATTTGCGGCTTCCCGGTGTAACAATGGCCCTACGTGCTGGAAGCCCTGCATCTCGGAAGTCAATAATACTTTCTTCTTCATCAACTCCGCAAGATATTGAATAATCGTCATATCCTTTTTTCTTTATCTGGTTAGCCATTTCCTTGTTTCTTATCTTAGGGCCTCCAAGTTCGTCTAATAAAAAAACTTTTTCCTGGTTAGGGACATAAGCTACACGGAGAAATGCTTTAGGATCTGGATACCACCCCCAGTCCTGCCCCTGGTAGATACTTTGAAAGCTCTGAATCTCTTCATCTGTAATTTCTCGAATTTCTAACAGTTCGAAAATATTTGTGCCAAGTCCAACAGGAAGGCCAAGATATTCATGGTCGTAAGCTCTCTGATTTGTCTTTCTCAAATGCTCCGCATCATCAATAAATTGCTGTCCAAGCCATTCAACAGGAACTGATCTATAATCGCTCTTGTGCCTGTAACTGTCAGCTCTTGGCTCTTCTACATACACGTTCGCCCAGTTACTACGGCTGATCGGTGGATTGAATGTCTTAAATACCTCAAATTTGCTCCCACCACGAAGTACAGATTGTTGAACTGTACGGATTTCTTCAATGCCTGCAAACTCATCAAGTTCCTCAAACCAAAGATACTTAAAGTATCCTTTTTTTACTTTTATGGACTTTGTTTTCTTTGCTTTATCTAGCCCTCTGAATATGATCTTTTGTCCAGTAGGCTTATACACGTATTGCATAGGACTTAAACTGTCAGCCCATAAATCACTTACTCCAAGTGCGTCAATCCCCCATGCAATCTGTTCATACACAGATTCCCTGAGCGTATTACCGACTTTCCGAAAGATTACAGCATTTGACATTAAGCCATTCTCTGCATCCTGCATCATCTGAAACGGAATCATGCCGCCTACAAAAGATGATTTTGTGGATCCTCGTCCACCGTACAGATCATAGTAGGTGTGCTTGCCATCTAAAATATCCCAAAACACATTGTAAAATGCCGGTGCTACAATCTCATTCAGCTTGATAGCATTACTTTCCATCCTGTTTCTCCGGTCTCGGAATATTGTTCACAATCGTAATCTTTCCGTCTCCGAAATCATCATTTTTCTTATCAGCGTCCCAGTCCTTGAAGTTGTTTCTAAGGCTAAACTGAGCACCATTGGAACCGTCACGATCAAACAATCTTTCCTCTGCGTACTGCTCTACCATACTCTTCGCGCGCGTTATCGTGTTACAAAATTCCTTTTTTCCTTGATATCTTAATAAATCCAATCTACTTGTAAATCCTAATGCAAGAGCTAAACCAGTTACTGTTGGAGGCTTTCGATTAATAACCACCGGATTTCCAAATTTATTCAATACAGTTTTTCCATTATCATCTTTTAATATTTCGCCTTCGCATTCTTTGAAATATGTTTCAATTTTTTCTTCAATTTCGTTCACCGTCTTATATATTGGTGGTCTTCCTACCTGTTTTCCCACGTTCTCACCTCCAAACAAAAAATCTGCCACATATGGCATATAGTCATAGATATATACTATATTACCATACATGGCAGAAAAATTTGTCCCCACATTTTAATATTAATTGTAGTATTATATTTCTCTTAATTTTCTTAAAGTATCATAAAACATGGCCATTGCCTTGCGCTTGTATGCGTAGAAATCATCTCGCTTTGCCGGTATGTATTTTGTCTTCATGATACGGTCATAGGATTTGTTTGTTACAATAGATTCGTACACCAGAAGTTCAATCCCTGGAGGGCAAGAGCTTATGCAGCAGTGTAAAATATCATGTCTCTGCTCCGGTGTAGCTTTCTGGCATATATCATTTAAGCGGTTAATGTCTTCCGGATATACGCCAAAATCAACAAGCGACTTTTGCCTTGTACGCATATCATCACCGCCTTTTTATGTACAGTTCCACATTCCAATTAAGTACACGACATACATTGCAGAATAAAATACCGTGAATGATATATTATTCTTAACAGCCGCCTTATGAGCTTTTACCATTGCATAGAGTGCAATTAAAAAATTAATAATTATCCCTGTTACTTTTAGATTGAACATATCATCACTCCTTTTATTACTATTTACGCTTGCCACCAAAATGTGCTGCCAAGAAAATAGTGCCAAATACTCCGAATATTATTCCAAATGTGAATGCTATTAAACTATCAATCATTCTTTTCCATCTTTTCTGCTTCTCTCGCCTGTTTTCTCTCAATCCACTTATTAATTTTCTCATCGGATATCATGTACATTTGCTTTAACATTTCGATGCAGATCAATACATCTGCAATTTCTTCTATCATGTTATCACGGTCGATTTTTCCACGTTTTGCCTTACTGATTGCCTGGATAAGTTCCGCACATTCTTCCATGCAAACCGTGCTTTGATTGTTTTTTCCGTAGTAAAAAATACTTTCTTCGATAACGCCTCTGTCAATCTTTATCCCTGTGATTAATCCGGCAAGAGCCTTTGCCCCAGAATCACACGCCCGTGCTTCTTTTAGATATTTCTTCTGCCATTCTTCTTTGATTTCTGAATCTCCCAAGAAACATAAAATCTGGTCTCTCATATCGGATAAGATGTCTTTTGCTTCTTTAGTGTCCATTCTTCATCTCCTCCAACTTCTTCTCTATCGGATTAATAATCTCTTCCAATACCTGCTGCTCATAATTTTCTTTCCAGAATTTTTCTCTTTTCCAAAATTGGATTTTTCTAATCTCATTCATTAAATCAATACACGCCATTGCTTCCAGCATTCCCCAACATCCATCACAGGCTCTTTCATTGCACCAATTTTCAAATTCTTTAAATTTCATTTTTGAGTTCCTCCAGCTTCTTCTCGGCTTCTTCACGGGTTAGGAATACTGTTTTTCCGATATCACGTTCGCTGAATCCACTTGTTCTTTCGTATATGCCACAGTAAAACAACCAATAAAAATATGTTCCATGAATGTCGCAAAAAATTGCTGTGATTTTAAATTCGGAAACCAAAACCCTTGTCGGAACATACACTGTATCTCCAACCTTACACGGCAATCTCACAAGCAAGCCCTGTTCTTCTAAGTCTTCATAGGTGGCAAGTTTTTTAATCATATTCTTTGCTGTTTTGCAATTTCCTGCACCCTGTGAGCAATTATCGCAATACGAACTGCACATAATGCTTCGGCGTTCGTTATATGTGATTCTTGAAAAATCTCTTTTTGTTAATCTCTCCATCTACTTCACCTCTCCTGTAATCTCATCAATACACTGATTCCAGCCCTCCGCAAAGCCAGCATCAGACGTATTGGCTGGATAATCTCCATTATCTTTTTTCGTCAAGTCCATAAGCGGGCACCAATCTGGCTTTGAGCTTAAGTCTTCGATATATCTACAATTCATTTTACAAAAAGAATGGAATATTCCACCGTGTAAAACACATGATTCACAATCTTCTGGTGTATTTATCACTAACACTGATTTGCTCATTCAACTCCACCGCCTTTCACAATTTCAACCACCGTTCGCATGGCATCCTCATACCCATCGTAGTATAGATGTAGTCCACCAGCTTCCAGAATTTTGTCATTTGCTTCATCCGCCAGCTTCTCCAACTGTTCCACAACCTTGTCCACATCAAAAGCTGTCAGCTGTTCATTGACACAATCAATAAACTCTTTCTGGTCAGAACTAATACTTGTGCCAATTTCCCAAATTTTTATGTATTTGATTAATTCGTCTGCATCAATCAGTCTGCTCATCTGATTCTTCCCTGTGCTTACATTTTAGGTCCTCTAAAAATTACTATCATTGACGGAAACGGTGCGCTATTCTTACTGTCTCCGAATTTTAACCTTCCTCTTAAAAATCTAATCTCAGATCTGTGATATACAAAATCTTGAAACCACTTCGTGTCTGTCCTTGCCGGAACTAGTAAAACAACGAGCGTATTCTCTTTATGTCCTTCCTGATAGCTTTTTTCAACCCATTGATATATTTCTCTTCCGTAGGGTGGGTTGCAAAACACTCGCATTCCTCCCTAATCCTGTATAAGACCATTTTCATTTTTAGTAAAAAATTTCTCGCATCTATGGTTTTTTGCGTCCGCACATGGGTCTAGTGTGAAATCAAACTCTTTGTTTAATTCATCGAAAATATATTTAGGTGTAGCCCATTGATCAGAATTGCTGCTAAACAAACTTTTTTCCATTTTGTCCTCTTATTCCTCCCACACTCCCAACAATCGCATTCTCTCATACAGTACAGCGACGGTCTTGCGCCTGTATCCGTAGAAGTCTTTCGGATTCATCGGGATATATCTTTCTTTACTGATTTTCCTGTAACTTTTCCGGTGTAGGATGTTTTCAATAACCATATCCGCTATCACCGTGTTCTTCGGGCAAGCTGACAAGGCGGCACCGGAAAGCAGGTATCCGTACTCTGCCGGGAAGTCTTTCAGCATCGTATTCAGTTTTTCAATGTCCTCTGCCGGAATACCGTAGTCTTTCAGCTTTTTATTCCTTGTCAGCATACCGTTCTCCTACTCATCTGGATGGTGCTTGTCGTACATGATCGCTGCGCATATAAGGCCGGTCACGCCGAATATGGCTCCAAGGGTAAATACTAATATGAATGTAATCATACAACCACCTCACTATCCGCCGGCATCTGATAATTAATATATCCTTTTGCATAGGCTTCCTGAATCATATCCAATACTTTCATGGCTTTTGCTTTGGTGGAATATCTTCCGACCATGAGTGAGCCTGTGCCATCTTCGACATAGATATCCTCACTATTCTTTTCAGGAAAGGCTGATATTGTGCAAATATTGTCAAAATTTACAATCATTCTTTTATCCTGACTTCTGATTAACATTTTGTGTCCTCCTTATCACTTGCTCTTCGATTCCACTGTTCTACGGCTTCTTCCTCTGTTTCTCTCCAGCGTTCCACCATTCCATCGCATTCTGTGCAAGCTACAAGATATTCTTTTCTTGAATCGTTATATTCATTAATCAGCATTTCTGCTTTTCCACCGCAAAACGGACAAGGTTTTAATTTCTTCATTTTCATCCTCACTTTCCCCATGTAAGCAACTGACACGCTATTGTGCAGTGGTACACGGATTTTCACTTTCATACAAAATATCCGGGTTGAACACTTTTTCTATGTAGTAATAGATATATCTTTTTCCAGTTTCTGAAACAAATTCGACTTTTGAGCCATTAACTAGGTATCCACTAACAAGGCCACTAAAATTCATTGGATTTTCTGGAAAAACTCCGACAAACAATAATTTGTCCATCATCTTTTCAATGTCGGATTCCGTTTCTGCCTTTAAATGCATGGTTTTATGTAAATACGACAATGGTATTTGTATTTCTTTTGCATTACCACCAAACACTCTGTACATATCACTAAGATTTCTCCATAAGTTTAATTCTTTTTTATTAAGTGATTGGCTTAACTTAATTATTTCGGATTTATAGTTTATTTCTTTCATTTATTCCTCCACCTTTGAATAACTCAATCTATACGCCCTCTGCTCTGTCGGATCCTCACTAACAAGCAATCCGTTGTCTAAAAGCAAATTAAAGTGTTTTCTGGCAGTAGCCATTGAAATGTCTAATCCATCTGCAATATTTCTTGTGGACGGCATATAGTGGTGCTTACGGTAATATTTCAGGATAAAGTGATATACCGCTTTATACATCTCCTGTCCCTCTTTGTGTTTGCGTTCTGTATTGTATTTTCCCATCAATAACACCTCGCTTAATCGTTAATACGGAATCTCAAATCAAGATTCAGTTCCTCTTTGATTGATCTTCTGTAATCCTCCCAGGTTGCCATATCATCCATCAGATAATCAGCTCCCCTGTCCATGCCGTCCATGAATTTCTGGCAGCGTTTCTGTCCAAAACCAAAATCATCATGCAAAACGGCAATTCCAAGGATTGTAAATGTATCAAGTGTCATTTCTTTGATCTTCTGCGCAGCTTTATCCAGGTCCTTACTGGCCAAAGAGGTATGTACTCCTGTAATCCCTCGGAATTTTATTTCCCTCTCGAGTGCTTCTACTCCACCATCTCTAACAATTCTGAGTGCCAGATCAAGGCCGTCCTCCCTGCCTCGCTCATACTCCTTCATTTTGTTCATTGGCTTTCTCCTTGTTCAGATTTTTAGCTTTCTTATGCATCTTGTCCAGATAATCCGCATAGGCTGTAAGCATGTGATCCACAAAGCCGTTTTTATTATATTTGTCTGATACAACGTGTATCTGCTCAACTACCTGCTGCCAGTATTCGTCCCTTTCTTCTATGCCGGCAGTCTGGAGAACCAGTGCCGGAAAGTCGATTTGTAAAAACTTTATGGTGTTCGGTATCTGCTCATGCGTCACTCTCATACTTATACACCTTCTTCTACCTCAAAACTCTGTTCAAGAAGTCGCTCGTTATCCTTGCTAAACGCCTTTATATAGCTCTGTTTTATCGGTCTGATAAAATGTATGCCGTTAGCTGATTTAGCCCGGGAAACAGCCACATAGAACTGTCCAGGATCCCAACAGCAAGGGTCAATGTTGATTTTTTCAAATGTCTGTCCCTGTGATTTATGAATACTGATTGCCCAGGCAAGTTTTACCGGGAACTGAGAGAAAGAGCCTACTTTCTTACGGATAATCTTCTCTTTCACGATCTTCCGACCATCCTTTTCTTGTTCGGATTCCTCAATAACCTGTTTCTCTATGTCTTTACTGTATCTGTATAAGCTAACTGTTTTGCCCTTATCGGTCTTGATAACCAGATAAGATTCTTCAAATTCTCCGTTGTCCACAATTTTCTGAATGATGCCAATCGTTCCATTGACGTAATTACCGGACATATCATTGACGGTAATCATCACTTTTACACCGATGTTAAGAATTAAGTCCTCTCTGGCAAATGCAATGTTCTTGATATCGGCAGATGTCAGATCTCCGTCAACTGCTGCATGAAACACTTTTTCGGTCTTTTTATCCAGTTTTCCGAGAAAAGTATTATTAATCCGATCAGCTTCAGCATTTGTTCCGACCAGAAACGGTGCTTCTGGTATAACCTTGTCTGATTCGTTATTCTCCAGATATGCAATGGATTTTCTAATATTATTGCCATATTTAATATCATTCAGCACATACTTAAAACCCTCATCATTCTGTCTGCATACCTCATCAAGTTTGATATATTCAAATCCTATTTCTTTCCAGTATTCAGACATGAAAGCATATCCGTGTTCATACTTTCCGCCCTTTCCATAATCAGATCCATACATCCGGCAGAGAATTTTACGGTCATCTGTTGTGATAACCGGTGGAAGCTGGTAAAAATCCCCAATTACGATCAGTTGAACGTCTTCTTTATCCTCTCCGCTCAAAAGTCTATCAACCGCTCTCTCTTCATTTTCTGTAATGATCGTCTTCGCAATCATATTAAACAGGTCGAACCGGCACATGCTGATCTCGTCAATAATAAGAATATCCGCTTCCTTCAACAGTTCAGCTCTGGATTTCACTTTTTTCTTGTAATCCTCAAATTTGATTGAGATATTCAATGCACGATGCACGGTAGTCGCTCCATATCCGATATTGTCCGCAGCTATTCCGGTAGTAGCAGATACCAGAACACTTTTACCAGCTTTTTCCGCCTCATCAATAAACGTTTGGATAACCGTTGTTTTACCTGTTCCTGCATCTCCTGTAAGGAAAACATTACTGCCAGACAACATTGTGTCCAATGCGTACCGCTGTTTTTTATTAAGCTTCTCTTTTTCCATTTTTGTAACCACTCCTTATGCCTTAGTAACCAATTGTAACAATCTGAATTTTCATGCAATTTAATTTTATTTTTTAATTTGTGTAACCATTTTATTTTTGTAACCAATGTGTAACCAACTTTTCAACCACCTTGGTTACACCGCGAACCCTTATTTTATGCGGGTTTCAGAGTTGTGTAACCGTGTAACCAATGTAACCAATGTTTTCCTATAGGAGATTGCAATGTATATATGATTTTTTTATATATTTTTTTATCCCCTATACACATGATTTTCCGCGGGTTACATGGTTACATGGTTACAAATCACGAAAACGGAACACTTGTTCCAGTATTGGCAGGTATAAAATCAGCTTCAACATGCTCATTTTCTTGTTCGTCTTCAAGATCTTTTATATCAATAATCTTTACAGCAACAAGTCTCATTACGCTTCCCCCATCTCTTTTTATTACCGTATCCCTTTTTCCCGTATGCTTAATTAATTCTCGATTAATCGCCCATGCTGAAAAGGCTTTTCTGGAGAATCCGTTGTTCCTTAGGAGATTTTCAAGAGGTTTCGGATAAAAATATACATATACATCTCCATACTCATCTGGTGTCTCTTTGAATCCCCACTGATCACAGCTGAATTGCGCATCAAAGTGTTGTCCGTATACTGAAAGGCTTTCAATGATAAATTCATAGCATCGTTGACCCTCCGATACGTCTTTCTTGCGTGTAGGTATGTCTGCAACATCCTCGACTGTCAGCTCACGTCCATCCTTAAATATGAAATCTGTAGCTAATTTGTCAGCCAGCAGAAGTGTAGATATGGCCATGACCTGTTTTGCCGGAAAGTCATATCCGTCAAAACCTTTTTCAATTTCGGTTTTCATTTCTTTCAGATCGTCCGATGTAAACTGCTTGAGATTTCCAACGAACACTCTTCCAGCAAAACCATAATTTTTCATTACAGTGCTATTAATTTCTGCTGGATTCTCATAAATATCTTCGCAGCACTCAATTTCAATAATTCTGTTGATTGCTCCACCGGAATCTGCAAATTCTGAAATAGGATTCTCGCCGTTGCAAATGGTTACATTACTCCATGTATTCTCCTTAGCTGCTCCGAGGTCCTTATTTGATCTTCCTTTCCCTTTACCGGAACAGAGATTGTAAATCAATGTTTCGTAGTTGTCCCGAATATATTGAGAAGCGTTCTTAGAGTCATCAAGGATCATCGGAAAGTTATTAAGCATGTCTGCTCTTGTCTCCAATGACGTATCTGTTGACCGGAAATTCCCAACGTAGGATCCTGGCGACGGGTTTCCCCAGATAGATGCAGCTATGTTGATCGTTACTGTCTTGCCGCCGCCTGTCTGTCCGTAGAAGTCTACAATGAATGGCAATGCATCAAGCGGTTGTACAAGCACACTTGCAAAAGATGCTGCCAGTGCTATTCGTGGTTCTAATCGTCCGCACGTTCGTAACTGTTTAGCCAGAGTCACCCACTTGAAGTAGTCTCCACTTTCCTGTATACTCTGAAATAGTGTTTTAAAGCGGTATTCGCCGTCAAAGACGATTGAAAGGTCGTAAGGTACAAATACATTGCCATGCCACCCTAACTTGCTCGTAGAGTGCTGTATGTCGATCATATCGGCATTGTACATTTCAACATCTGCCAGATACTTTACAAGGAGCCTTGCGTTCTCTGAATTGACCTGCACCCCGAACCTTGCAAGATTAGTTATTGCCCTGGAAGTCACAATGTCAATTTTTGGAACAGTTATTTCTGTCCAATATCCATCCCTTTTAAAAGCCACTGTGATCTGTTCTTCACCTGTTTCAATGTTTTTCAGTCGACGTATCGGCATGATCGGGTGGTGGCATACAAGTTCTCTTGCCTTAGATGTTTCGGAAGAAAATATTCCGTTTTCTGTAGCTATCCAGCTGCCACAAGCCATGTTTGGATATTCTTTTCCAATATCATCCTCATAAAAGTTTGTGATATTTTCAACTAACTGCATAGAACGATTTACTTTTTCTTCTTTTTCCTTGTCCTGTTCTGCTTTCTGGAATTCTTTTATGAATTCCTCGGCTATGCTTTTTGCTCTTACACTCTTCGCCCTGTCCATTAACTTAAATTTAGCTTCCGAACGGTCGATTTTACTTTTTATTGAAAAAAGTTCTTCATACAGTTGCTTCTGCATAAAATCATTTGCTTGCAAATTTTCAATATTTTCAAGAATGCTTCTCACCTCCTGCCTTAGCTGACAATATTTCATATCTGCTTCTTTCTTTTTCAAGGTTGAACTGGCACATATACCACTCTTCTGAACCAGGAGGGAAGGTTTTTAGCGCTGTTTCGTACATAAGTATGTTCTTTTCTACCTGTTCAAGTTCATTAGGATCCTGAGCGGGATTATATTTTTTTGATTTGATATCTCGCACTTCGTGTCTAATCTGGTTGCGGCTTTTACCTTTTTTTGATACATAAGTACCGCCCAGCTCAATAAATGCAGTGCTAAAAGGGACGGATTCGTATTGCATCACGAAATCAAACACATCACCGCCGATTCCGCAGCCGAAACAATAAAAGGAATTATCGTAGATCTTACATGACGCTGACTTTTCCTTGTGAAAAGGGCAACATATAAAACCGGCTCTATTTGGCTTAAGCCCATATCTAGAAAGAATCTCAGGCATTTTCACTGATTGCTTGATTTCATCTTTTGTCATGACAACAACTCCACTATTCGCCGTCCAGTCTCTTCTTTTGTACAGAATTCAAATCGGACGCCGTATTTATCTCTGATCGTGCAAAGAGATTTGTACAACTGGCAACCATCAACAGCCTTGTCCGATATTACAGTCTTAACCTTTTTGCCGTTTACTGTCTTCCAGATAGCTTTGTGTTTTCTTGGATTCTCCCAAAAATACACATCAACAATTGATTTGATATCTTCACCATGTTCACACAGGATAATTAGCTGTATACCTGCTTCACGGGCTCTGATAAGCTCTGCTTTGAATCTTTCATGCTGCTGGCAGACATTTCCACATAGCTCCTGTAAATCCTTTTTACGGTCAATACAGAGCTTTGCATTATCCAGCGATTGATAATCACCGCAATACAATTTAGAACGAAAATACTGCACTCCAAGGCTATCAAACTGACTCTGAATCCGTTTCCATTCCTTTTTGTGTTCACGTGTATCACATTGTATGACCAATCAGATCACATCCTTCTGATATTTGTATTTTTCAAAGAATTCACTATACTGTTTTATAATCTCCCAACGATTTTCGTAACGATTCCATTTACTATTCTCCCCTACTCCTATTTGCGTTTTTCCAATGATTGAACAGGAAGGGATTATTAATACCTTTCGATATGTTTCATCATCGTTCAAACAATATAAAAGGAAGATATCGCAAGTCGGATTTTTCTTTTCAAGGTTGAATGTAAATGCCTTTGAATTGCAATTGTTTGTAAATTCCTTAGATGCTTTTACGTCTATTTTTACACTGCTATCAGTAAGCAAATCATAAGGGTGCCTTGAGCTTGTTTGTGCACTATTCAATCCGATATTCTCGTAAATATCTGAAATTGCTTTTATTTCATATTTGTTTCCAAAAGTCGTATCAGAATATTTAAGAGGCAGCCCAAGTTTTTCAGCCCAATACACAGTCCCTTTATGCTTTGCAATCTTGCAAGCAAGACTTTTATTTCCAAAAACTTCTATCATTTCGGAATGAGTTGGAAAATGATCTAAATTCAATTTCTCAACAACTATCATAATATTTTCTTTGATAAGATCGTCATTCCATGGTATTCCATGCGTATATCCCATTAACTCACCTCTATATTAATTGAACGGAAGGACATCATCTGCTACACTATCTGGAATACTCATAAAGTCCGTACCTGCCGGATTCGCTCCCATGATAGCTTCTTCTTTCAGATGATCATCATAGGCTTTTGTGGTGCGCTCTTCTGGGATATCTGCATCCTTAATTCCCTCAATGCTACGGAACCATGCAAGCTTGTGACGTTTTACTTCTTTGTTTTCGTACCAGTCTTTCTCCAGACGGAAGATGCCGCCGATCAACTTGCCTTTAAACTGCTGCCCGAAGTTATCACCCCACTTAACAGCAAATCCCGGATTCGACTTTTCTACACATGTGATAAATGTTTTAAGGTTACGGACACCGTAATCTACGCTTTCGTCAATAACCATATAGTTAGTACCGGCATTCGGATATTTCTTGTCTGGACGAATATCATTTTCGAACTGCTTCATAAAGTACCCGGCCTGCTCGTCTCCTTCTGCGAAATCAAACAAGATAACGAGCATATCAAGCCCACCCTGGGATTTTTTCTCTGATACCTGCTTAATTACCATTTTGTGACCGCCGAGCGCAATCGGTTCAAATTCTCCTGCTGCCTGTGTAGTATCGTAATTATTTGGTTTCTGCATTGTCTGTTCCTCCTAATTCATAATAATTTCTTATAACCTTGTCAACTTCTACAAGGTCGTTATCAATAGTCAAACTGTCAAACATTCCGATCGGGGACTTACTTACCGCTCCCTGGCTGGACTGAGTGACAAATAAGTGTTTTCCACTCTCTTCGATGCAGCGAAGAACGATGGTAAACATGCCTTCGATGCAAACCTTTTCATCCAGAAGTTTTCCGATGGTCTTAGGCTTTACTTCTCCGGAATCATCTTTTTCTTCATGCATCATCATATATACGATCTTGTCCTGCGGCACTTTCGTGACAATAAACTGGATAAGATTCCAAAAATAGTCTCCGATATCATTGTACAGAGCGAATACCGCATTGCCTTTTCCAGCAGAAGCATGCCCCTTCATGAAATGATTCGTGATAAGATAGCCTGCATCATCAATTACAATTGACTCCGCTTTTGATGCGATCAGGCACTTCATTACCTGCTGGTAATCATCTGTAAACCATCCGTCAATTTTCCCCTTGAACGGAAGCGGCTTGTTCAATACTCTGATAAGGTTCCAGTCAGAATTCTGACAGTTTCTCAAACTGGTACTTTTTCCAGAACCAGATTTTCCAATGATTAAAACTGGTGTTGCCATTGCTATTCCTCCTTGTCATAAACCACATGCTTACTTCCCTCCAGGATCAGCAAACTTGCGATATCTTTCATAGAAATGGTTGATTCGTTGTAGATCTCAACCAGTGCGTTGTATGCGTCTGGCGAAACTTTCACAACCGGGTTATCCTTATCTGTTGCCGGCTGTTTCTTCCTTGCCGGAATACGGATTTCAAATTCACTCACTGATACTTTCCTCCTTATATGATTTCTGAGCCGTTAAAAGCCCATTTAAGGCTTGTACGTAGCTTGCCAGTGCTCTTGCCTTGTATGATTCCTCTATCGGATTATCCGGCACAATAGCAAGCTGGGTGTCAATCAATCTAACAATCTCATTAATGCGTTCTTCCATGTTTACACCGCCTCAAAAAAGCAATACACATTGTCGGAACCATCCCCTCTCACCGGATTTTTTTTACCATTCGAAAATGCCCCGCCGGCACAGTGATACTCGAGGTGGTTCAGATACATGTCCGGGTTTTCCCAATCAAGAATGTACGCTTTCCGCCTGTTCAGCTCCCCCAGAAGCTCGTTCGCCGTTGTTATCAGCTCCATTGTCGGCAGGAGCTTCAACTCCATCTGATTCAGCATTTAACGGACACCTCCCATCTATTAAGAGTCTAAGAAGATGCGCTTTTGCAAGTTTGTACTGCTCAGCTGATTCCTCTTCAAGCAATTTACTATCAAAATAGATTATATAATTGCCATCCATTTTCTTGCCCGAATCCCACTTTGAATTCATAATGTTGATATCGCAAGCATGCACATGTGAAGCAATATCGAACGAAACAAAATAATCTGTTTCATTCGAAACCCTCCATGCTAATTCAAAAAGCTCTTTGATTTCTTTTTCAAACATTTCCGTTCTCCTTTCTTAAAGCAGTGCTAAATACGTAAACAGTGCAAATACAATACCTGCCAGGATCTGCTGCAAGCTCTTCTCCCACATCCACAACGGAAGAAAAGTAAGCAGGATCCCGATAATCGCACTGACTACGATATCCTTTCTGTTCTGTCTGGGTGATTTCATTCTTTTTCCCTCCAAAAAGAAAAAAGATTACAGACTGTAAGCAATATACCAAAAGATATTAGTAAGGATTAACAGCGCGGCAGTCAAAAGCCATGCACTGAACCACTTCTTAGTCTCTCTTTTTGCTTTTCTTACGATTTCGGTAGCCAGCATTGTTTCCAAATCGTTCCATGTAATCTTTTCATTGTTTGTTACATTTTTTTTATTTTCCATGTTATTTTCCTCTCGCTTAATATTGACTTTTTAGCGGATAGAGGATTATAATTTACCTGTATCCACTAAGGTTGGTTTAGTGGCTTACTGCTCCGGGGTGGAGGTTGCGACTCCCTCCGGGGCGCTTATGCCAAATTTGCTTCTTTTCTTCTGTAGTAGTCCAAGATAATTCTTGAGCATTCATCGACAATCCTTTGATTGTCTTCCGGTGTATTATCCTTGCAGTAATCATCATGTATTCTGATTACCCCAGACCCCATTTTGATTGTTTTGATTACTGCCATCAGTAAACCTCCTTTTTATGCATTCACTATGTTAAGATATGCTGTTTTCCACATTTCTGTTTCTAATTAGAATCTGCTTCTTCACGAGTATATGGAATCTCGTTAAAATCCCGACCTTTTTCATATTTGAAAATACTTCCAATCTCGCATTGGTTATATACTTCCTCAGTCACATAATAAGTAGCTGTGTCATATTCTTTTTCTTCCTCATTGTAATCACGAATATTTATTTCATAAGAATCCGAATAGTAATACACATAAGGCATTACAGTTGTATATGACATCTCTCCATCAGTATGAACTGTAGAGATTAGGACTGTTTCTGTATGTGCAGGAATAAATTCTTTATTGTAAATTTCTCCCTCTTTCAGTTTCCCTTTACAACCGGAGAGAAAAACAATCCCTGCAACTATCGGAATAATTAATAATTTCTTTTTGATATGCGCTCACTCCTTTCTTGTGATATACTCTCCTGTGAAAGGAGAGGTGTTATGGAAATTTCTGGTTCACAAATCAAATTGTTAAAACGTCTTTATAAAACTGATATACCGTTGTCTGATTTTTCCGATTCGGAAAAAGGAGAAATAGAATATCTTGGGAAACGCGGATTCATTAAATACAGTAAAGAAGATACCGATTCAAGAATCACACCAACCATTGTCTGCATTCAGGCAGCTGGAAAAGCTTTTTATGATTCTTATGCAAGAGACCGCAGACGGTGGTATATCCCTGTTGTTCTGTCCATTGTTGCCATCGTAATCAGCTTATTTGCACTGTACAAATCTGGACAGGTAATCAATGTTTACATTGACGAAAACAAAATGAATACGGTCACAGCTGAGAATCCTCCAGCAAATGCAGATAACAAATAGGGGAAATTCGGATATCTGTAAATAATTGGTAATCCGTCACCATACTTGCGTAACGCTCTGTGTGCTTGTCTAGCCATTTTCCCATGTGAATAATGAGGGTCGCTGTTTATGGAATCCAGAATTTCCCATTTTGTCATGTTGTCATATTTTGACGGTGTTCTGTGGAACATTTGTTTTCACCTCCATCTGCCCTGCCATCATCAGCACCGGTGGGGCGGTTCCGGTGGACGGTCATTTCTGACTTTTCTTTTATTGTTTTCATCTGTCAAATTTTCGTGATATACTTCTTTCTGAAAGAAGGTGATTAAATGATAACCGGGAAACAATATCGGTTAATGAAGTCCGTTCTTAAAAATAACGGAACCACTGCACAAGATACCGAGAATCATGAAATGTATAGATACTTAGCATCTAAAGGATTCTTACGCAAGCAACCTGTGCGTGGATACGAAGGCTATGTGGTCACTCAAGACGGTGAAATTGAAATGAAAATATACAGAGAAGATACTTACCGTTTTAAAGTGACTACCGCGATCTCATTCATTGCTCTTATCACAAGTATCGTTTCCACAATTTTGAAATTCTGTATCAAGTAGATCGTCTGCAAGATGTCCAAGCGGTATTCTCTTGCCGGGTTCCAGATGGATAGGATTTGGAAGCTCTAATCCATTTGTTTTCCCGGTAAGGACTGCCACTTTTAACTGATTTACCTGTCTCTGCAAATCCCTTACATAATCAAAAAGATACTGAATATCTGATTTGCTCAAATGTTGTCACCTCCTATTTCGGCAACTTTGGTTCAAGAAACTTATGAACTTTCTTTCTGTTCCTTACTAGAATCATCCGACTTATTCTCAGAAAAACTTTCCGTCTTACCAAGAATGTATCCCTTGTCAAATTCTGACATATTAGGAATTGCATCTTTCAGCTTTTCAACGATTCTTTTTTCTTTTTCAGACATGCGCTCACTCCTTTCTTGTGATATACTCTCCTGCAAAGGAGGTGTTCATTTGATAACAAGATATCAATATAAAATATTGAAAAAAGCTTTAAGAAATTGTGGATTTACTCCTGGTAATCAGCGTGAAGTAGATGCTTGCAAATACCTTTTCAACAAAAAATGCTTTATGCGCTCAAGATTGCGAGAGTACGAATATGAAATCACACAAGCGGGTGAAGTTGCCATGAAAGCATATTTCCAAGATATATCCAGATTTTGGATAACAACTGTTCTATCCATCATTGCGCTTATTACCGGTCTTTTCTCAATCTCTATACAATCAGAGCCACTATTGAAATTGTTAGAGCAATTATTGAAATAACTGTTAAAACGTGTGTGCAGATGGATAATGATTTCACATATCGTGAATATATTCCGAACTGCTCTTTCAGATATTCGTTATCTGTCTGCTCACTTTGAATTTCTTCAGCATAGTTATGATGGTAACAGCAGCTACTTTGTGTTCCAGATTCCATTAGTATCTGTTTCACTTGACTCCATGCGTCTGACGTTTTTAATTTTGACCAGTCATGGCTCGTCATTTCGAGTTGAACTGAAACCTGACCTAGAATGTTTTCTTTGACGAAATAATCTAACATTTTGTTTTCACCTCCTTGCTTTGTGAGCTTATAATATCACATTGTGAGCTATATGTCAACATTAAATATTGACTTTGTGAGTTTTTTATGATATATTATCATCGGAGGTGAGGAAAAGTGAAGGACAGAATCAAACAAGTGCGCAAATCCCAGAAGCTTACTCAGACAGCATTTGGAGACATAATTGGAGTAAAGGGAAATACCATTACTAATTATGAAACTGGTTTAAGAAATCCAACAGATGCTGTTATCAAATCTATATGCAGAGAATTTGGAGTGAGTGAACAATGGCTAAGAACAGGAAAAGGAAATATGTTCGTTCCAAAGAGCAAGGATGAAGAAATTGCAGAAATGCTCGCGGACATACAGAAATCCGGCGAAGATTCATTTAGACACCGTCTTATATCTGCATTAGCCAGATTGGACGACGATGGATGGGATAAGCTTGAAGAGCTGATTGACATGATTTCAAACAAGTAAAAAAGAAAGACAAGGGCAATGCGCAAACCCTTGTCTTTTTCTTTGCTATCCTATTAATCTTTTTATGTATGCGTATATCGTTTTTAGCCAGTGAATATTATCACAGCTTTCTATTAGTTCAATAATCTCTTTCTTGTAATCCATATATCCGCCCCTCCAATATCACGCAAGCAAGAACATTTGTTCTCTTTTATTTCATTATACCCTCTTCTCAGTAACATAGAACGGACTGGATCATACTTCTCGCCCTCTGCTTGAACAGTGCGACCTCCCTTTGCCTTGAACGATTGAAAAAGAAATGGCATTTGCATTCCGCGGAAATATTGTTGCTTTTATTCACAACAAATGGCTGCTGCTCTGTTTCAGATACAACCGCATGTGTATAATTATGTATTACATATTGATTATTGGCACTTGCCTTAATAATCACTTCGGAATCTGTCGGATCAATGCTCTCGCACAGTGGCGCACGAACAAAAAACGCAAGCATTACCTCAAACAGGAAAAATATAACTAGCTTTTTTATTACTTTCATAAAAACCCTCCCAAATTAGTTTATATTATACTCTCAATATAACAATTATACAATATCTCAATCTTGCACAAATTTTCTTACATTAATGTTGTATTTGACGAAAATCAAGAAAGTTCTACATTTCTCAACAAAAAAAGAACTGAGGAGCTAAGTCCCCAGTTCCATTTTATTTTTTTTAATTCATCCAGCTGTACGTGTATGAGTTATTTACATATACCTCGTATCTATCCGGGATAATATCATCGTAATTCCTGTCATACGGAAAATTAAATTGAAGATAAGCAGTTGATCCAGGATTTTCCACATGAGCGTAATTATAATTATAACCTACAATTCTTCCATTCTGATAAAATACAACTCCTATCTGAGTGGAATAATTTTTCCTACCTACATTTTTCACCTCAACCATTACGTTGTTATCTCCAAAATTCGAAGAATAGCGAATGCCAGAATTATTCGTTATAGTATTTGAAGCTTTTTCTATTTTCAAATTTATTTTGAAGGAATCCCAGGTCTTATCATGATTCCAACCTTGAAGCGCACATTTTGAGTGTGGCGCAAAAGCGTAATTATATCCTTTGCTCGTTCCGATCATAGAACCATTCAGATAATACACAAATTCAACAATTAGATCGACTGTATAATCATAATGGTTTTCCAGAATTGCCACTGCTCCATACGGTGTCGATTCCGCATGATAGGTTACAACATTCTTTTTACCGCTGGTATTAGCATTTGTATTCGCATTTGTATTTCCACTAAAACCACCATTACTGTTAGTAGCTGGCTTTTTAACGGTAACTTTACAAGTGTATTTCTTTTTGCCGACCTTTGCAGTAATCGTTGCGGATCCTTTTTTCTTTGCTTTTACGCGTCCCTTAGAAGATACCGTTGCAACAGATTTCTTACTACTTTTCCATTTTACCTTTCCCTTTGTACCGGTTACTTTTAATTGTAATGTTTGACCAACTTTCAAAGTGGCTTTTTTCTTATTGATCTTGCCCGCTGCCGATACCGGAACCGCCATACATACAATGAGCAATAAGATTGTGATAACTGTTAAAATTTTCTTGTTTCTTTTCATATTGCACCTCCCATTTTTTTCTTGATTATACCATCAATTTTTATATAATAATAGTGAATTTACGTAATTTGTACCAAATTATTATGCTTTATTTATTTTTATATTGTGCTATAATTTAAAAAACCGACTCCTGCGACCAACAAGAACCGGTTTTAATAAATAAGATAATCTCGGAGAAAATCTTACCTACACTATGATTATATCATCTCCTGGATTATCGTACAAGTAAAAAAAGGAGAATGATAAAATGAACGAATCAGTATGCATCTATCTAAGGAAATCCAGAGCCGATCGGGAAGCTGAAGCGCATGGAGAGGGTGAAACCCTCGCCAGACATGAACGGATCCTGTTAGATCTTGCAAAGAAAAAAGAGTACATTGTAGGCGCAATTTACCGCGAAGTGGTATCTGGGGAAACTATCGCCGACCGTCCTGTCATGCAGCAACTTCTGCATGAGGTAGAATCCGGGCTTTGGGACGGTGTTCTAGTTGTCGAAGTAGAACGTCTTGCCAGAGGTGATACCATCGACCAAGGTGTTGTGTCCAGAGCTTTTCAATACTCTGACACGAAGATTATTACCCCAACAAAAATATACGATCCGAACAACGAATTTGATGAAGAGTATTTTGAGTTTGGACTATTTATGAGCCGAAGAGAATATAAAACCATCAAGCGCCGTCTGAACGCTGGAAGAATTTCATCCGTAAAAGAGGGCAAATACTGTGGTAACAAACCACCTTACGGATACAAAAGAGTAAAACTCGAAAAAGAAAAAGGTTATACTCTCAGGCCTGTTCCAGCTCAAGCCGAGGTTGTAAAAATGATCTACACCTGGTATGCAGGTGATGGCTGTGAACAAATTGGAGTCGCGAAGATTGTGCGGAAATTAAATGAAATGGGTATAGAATCTGCACTAGGCGGCGACTGGACTCCTGCCAGCATACAGGGAATTCTAACAAATCCGGTGTATACAGGGAAAATCCGGTGGAATGGCAGAAAGACTGTAAAGACTATACAGAATGGACAAGTGATTAAGACGCGCCCACGGTCCAGGGACATCCTTGTCTGTGAAGGATTACATCCAGCTATTATATCGGAGGACCTGTTTAACTCCGTACAGGAAATACGAAAAAAGAACCCGCCTCGCCCAGTTAGTATAGCAAACTCGATTCGCAATCCGCTTGCCGGAATTGTCTATTGCAGCAAGTGTGGTCGTGCCATGGTTCGTCGTCCTTACCAAAAAAGCGGGCAGGAAGATACTCTCATGTGTCCATATACGTCTTGCTCTACAGTGAGCAGCAAATTGTCTCTAGTCGAAAAAGCTGTGCTTGATGGAATCAAAGAAATAGCAGAGAAGTATAAGCTGAATAATGATATTAATGTTCCATCCAATGCTATCAATTCCGGTATAGTATCTAAGCAAAATCTTATACGTGAAAAAGAAAGTGAACTAGAAAGCTTAAATACCCAAAAAGCAAAACAATATGATCTGCTCGAACAGGGAATCTACACCACGGAGATTTTTCTTGAACGTGCCAAAACAATATCCGCATCTATCCAGTTATGCTCCGACACTATAGAAAAATTAAAAGAAGAAATCAAACATGACGAGAATATTATAAAACAACAGTCGGATTTTATCCCGCGTTGTGAAGAACTTCTTGATAACTATTGGAGCCTTGACACAGAATCCAAGAATAAAATGCTTAAGAGTTTAATTGAAAAGGTTACATACTCAAAAGATACCAAAAACGCTTATGGGAAAGGCAATGAGATTGGTTTCCAGCTAGACATTTTCTCAAAAATCCAGAAGAATAATTAATGATATCTTCTATGTACTGACGAACTGGCGCATATATGTTGTCAATAATTAAATAAAAGAAATTCCCGGGGAAAACCCCGGGAGTATTATTATTTCAGCAATTCATTGACTTTTTTCTGCACTTCTGTGTAATTGTAGCCAGCAGCTTCCAGACGGTCTCGTCTATTTTGTCCATTTCCCCATTCACCGTTGATTACTTCTTTTGCAACCTGGACTACACTTTTCTTTATCGTCACAGAATACACTGCTTTCCCGTTCCAGTCAAACACAGTATATCCAGCCTTGCAAGCCTTTTTCGCATTTTTCAGTGACTTGTAAGCCCCGATCTGGCTCTTGGAATCCTTCCAGGTCTTACGAATGCGGTAATACTTATCAACCTTTACAGTCGGCTTTGTGGTTGGTACTGTCACGGTTTCACTGGAAATAAGCTTCTTGAATCTATCCCAATCATCCTTTCCACGGATAACGGATGGACAGTTCTTAGCACACACATCGTAATGCTGCACTACTCGGCTTGCCGGGATTCCATATTTCTTCATAAGCTGCTTGCACACATCAACGGTATTCTGGAATGCTTTTTCGTAGTTATATCCAGCATTCATGCACATTTCAATACCGATAGAATTGTGATTGTTTACAGTTCCGAAAAGCTTACCTCCGTAGTTCACTCCAACGTGCCAAGCACCACGATTATACGGCAAGGCTTGGTATGCTGATTTATCGTCAACGAATACATGGGCTGAATAACCATGAAAATTGCCATTATGCTGTGCGGTGGCGTGTGCCTTAGCGTCTGCTGTCTTGGCTGTATTATCCGTATTGTGAATGACAATATACAGAGGTGTTTGTCCTGCGTAGCTGTTGTTGTTGCTGATTAATGAGGTATTGATATTCATGTATGTTCTCCTTTCGTTATTGAGTTTAAAAAATTACATAATATAATGCGCTAAAGCCCTCTTTAGTTAATTAACATAGCCAAGTGCCCTAATATGTGTCGCAAGCATTTTACCTAGTGCGGTATACCCACTTGAATTAAGGTGCACACTGTCAGCCCTTAAGCTAGGTGGGACGGAGCCATTAGATATTGCTGTTGTGTCCTCGTCTGTTGGTGTCATATTCATCATTGATAAACCATATTTTGAAAGCATTTCTCTAGTTTTAAAAAGATGATTGCCATACTTTGACAACATGGTAGCTTCTTGTGATTTCATTTGTTCCTCAGTTCCTGAACTTAAAGTAAGCACAATATATTTACCGTTCGTTCGACTCACGATGCTATCAATAATGCTCAATCTCTGTTCAAAAGATGGTCCATTCTGTCCAACAAATATTACTGTAATATCAGCTGTTAAATTGCATCCGGAGAATTTGCAAGGCATTGGATATTTTGTCGGCTCTCCAGTATAGCCGGTAATGGTATAAGTGGCGTTTGCATCAGTGGAACTTGTTTGACTCAGGCTTAATGTGCATTTATGACCATTAACTAATATCGGGTTTACAGTATTACCTCCTGTTCCTTGTCTTAGCGGCAAAATATTGGTTCCGTAGGCATCTTTAAGGTCTCCAATACTATATGTGCCATTAACATCCCCAATAGGGATTATCATGTTATTTGCACCATTTCGGCTTGCAATCGTGTTGGCTGTTTCTCCCCCAACGCCTGCATTAAGATAGCTTGTAATGCCTAATTCATCTGCACATACTTTTGGATATGTTGTGCCATTCCCACCAGCACCCGCGGTCAAACTATCCCCCCAAAATATAATTTTGTAATCATAACTAGAGTTTTCTATAAGTGAATCAATTTCACTTTTGGTGTAATATTTCGATAGATCAAAAGAAATTAATATATTATATAAATTTTCATTATCAAAAAAATAAGCATCAAACACAAGGTTATCAAAAGGTGTTACCGATGAAAACTCAAATAAAACATAATAAAAGTCTGATGGTGTTAAATAATACTCATCAGAAAACTGTTTATTAAATTTAATTTTATAACAATGCGTACCTTCTTTTACTTTTATCTCACCTATCAATGGATTCGTTTCTTGCCCCCAAGACTTAGCTTTCGAGAGATGTACGCTTCCAGTTGTGGAAATCGAACTTGTAATTATGCAGTACAATGTTTTTGTTTCAGAAAAGACAATAGGATCTTTTAGCATTCCAAACAAAGACTGTATTCTTGATGTTCCTGATGTTCCTTGATTATAAAACTCAGCGGTTATTTTTTCTCCATAATTTCCAAGAGAGCTCACTAAGTTTCCGCTTTTATAATACCCAAAAGACGAAAATATTAGTGATTGAGCGATACCTGTAGATCGGAAGAGCACACGTCTGAACTC